AAGGATGTCGAAAGGACTTATATGCCTTTCAAAGATTTCTAATGTACTCATATCATTTTATTTTATGGAGCCGAAGCTTCCGGTTAATTTAAAAACACAACTTGTGCCCTAGCTACAATGTTTTGTTTATTATACATATTAATGTAAATAGGAAAATTCACTTTTCCAAATAATTTTATTCATTTCTTGCAACAAAATATTCACTGCTCATTAAATCATCATCACTATAAAAATTTAATTTTATCATACCTGCTTCAGATAATTTTAATGTACCGTAACTCATATCTTTATTAGCATTCAAAATATCTTTAAATATGTTAGAATTAAAAGGTAATGTAATTGAATCCTTTTTAATAGTTCCCTGTAATTGATAAGTGATTTTATTTGAAAATCCTTCATTATCACCAAATAAAAATTCACATACTTTATTACCATCTATATCTTCAGCACTTGAAATAAGCATGTTATCAACATCAGATAAAGCATTTTTTGCTTTAATTAAATGGTCAATATCCTCATTACTTAATTGTAATTCAATTTCATAATCATCAGGATCATTATAATAAGATACTTTTCCTAAAATTAAAGTATCAGCCAAAGAATAAGTTAAATCAAAATTAGAATCTGATATATGAATTTTAGAATATATAGCCTTTATTTTTTCTGGGGTTAGTAATAAATCTCCATTTGTAATGGAAATTAATTTATTTAATTTATTAGTATCAAATATACCTAACTCTGAATCTTCAAAATTAAAATCTTTAAGTACTACTTTACATACCCTTCCTTTTTCTCCTGCATATATAGTTAAAGTATTATCTTTAATTCTCCATTTAACTTGGTTATTTAAACCATTTAGGTAATACTTTGCAATTATACTTTGTAAAACGTTTTTATTTATCATAACTGTAATATACGAAATTTATTTTATACTTCAAAGGAACTCAGCGCATTTATATATGGGTTTAAATTTAAATCCCATTGTAAATCATTAAAAAATCCCTCTAATTTATTTAACAAGATAGAATCAAATACTTTTTGTCTATCAGCATACCTATCTAAAAATTCATTTATTTTATCAGGCATATCATAATCTAAAAAAGCTAATGCTTCTATTTTATAGGGGTTATCTTTTAAATAAATCCATTTAATTTTATCAGCATTAGTAATTAAATTATATTTTCTATCTAATTTCCATAATCTTAATAAGTCATTATATCTAATAGCTGCTCTAACAGGTGCAGGTGCTCCTTTTAATATTTCAGTAAACATTTCTCCAGCTCTAGGTTGGTTACCTTTATATTTTTGTAATTTTTTTACTGATGTGGGGTTACCTAATTTTGTTAATGGAATTTTACCTTCAATAATTTTAGTTTTAAATTCCTTAATTTGAGTAACTATGTTTTCCCTGTTCTCTCCCTTTAGTACTTGTTCCAATATGTTGTTGAAAAAATCCCCTAAAATAGGAGGAAAGTTCGCCTTCATAAATTCTAGACCCTTGATGTCTAAAACTTCTTTTTCTATACCTTCTTGTTTTGTAATCCATTGTGCATATCTCCTTGTTGCCCTAAAATAAGCTGAACGTATTACACATTCAGTTTTCATTTCAAGTCTGTGATTCGTGACGTTAAAGGTCTCACGAGATAACCTGTCATAATCTTCTGTTATAATATCTTGATAAGCTAATGCTACTTTCTCCAATTTACTATCTTTTTCTTCATCTGATAGATTTTCAAAATTAGGAAATAAGTGCAAAAGTAGAGGCTCAGCGTTAAAATAGTTTGAATCCGTGTCCACATAAGCGCAGTAATTTATATCTTCTTTATCACAAATAAACCAAGGTGTATCCTCTAAATGTCTCATTTATAATCTTTATAAGATTTTTCTTCAACTAAACCTGAGTTAGTTAATTCATTAATTTCTTTTTTAACTCTACTCCTTTCATCATTAGTAACATAAACCGATCTAGCTAATTGTATAAACTCAGCATCAAATCTTTTTTCACGTTCACAATCTCTTATCCAATCTTCAATATCCCAAAGTTGACCATTTATTTTGGACAATTCAAGATACAAATTTTGTAGTTGAGATCCAAATCCTTCAAATAAGTCTACTACTAAAGGATTAAGAGTATCAAATTCTTTTTCAATATTGACTAATTTATCTTTATCTTCAATCTTTAACTTTTTTAATTCTAATATTGATATTTTATCTAATAATTCTCCATTAGAAATTTCTACTTTATAATTAGTTTGTTTTCTATATTTTTTCATTTTTTATTTGTATTTGAAATTGTACATTGTTTAATTTAAATCTAAATGCTCCTTGTTTTAGCATTTTTCTAAAAAATTCTTCCTGTTCTTCTGTCCATAATTGACTCATTACTATCAATTCCTCTTTACTTATTACCTTACCATTAGCAAATATTTTATGATGTTTTCTTATAGATTGTTTATTCAAAGTCATTATATTTCTAATTTTATTTCATTTCTAATTACTTTATTCATATGATTATTAGCACATAATGCTGATTCTTGAATAATTCTTTGACCAGATAATGTAATAGCTTCTGATAAGATAACATTGCCATATCTAAAACTACCTAATGCTGTAGCTCCATATAAACTATTTAGTAGAATTTTCATTGTATATTGCATCAAATAATAATATTCACCTTTTTCTTTATCATCTGCTTTATAAGCCTTTTTCATTTTATTTTTATAATCAACTCTTTCATCAAACCATTTATTTAAAATAGTAGATAATACTGATTCTCTATCTGTCTCAAAAAATACTCCATTTGCAGATATTGATAAATTGTTTTGTTCAATCATGGATATTAATCTACCAACATTAACTTTAGCTCTTTGTCTTTTTGCATTTTCAACAATTAGCTCTTCATTAGGATCACGAGTTTTTAAATCGTTAAGACCCAATCTATTATTGCGATCATCAGCATCTACAATACGTCCCTTGAGTGTTTCTTTTCCTATGTTAATAGACATAATTATAGATGGATATAGCGATGTTAAATCCTCATCAAACATATATTTGTAAATTCCTGCTTTAGGACAAAATAAATAACCACCAGCATAATTCTTTTTATGAATTGGGTTTTCATCTCTTCTAGGTGGGATTATATTTTTAGATAATAAGTAAGCTGAAATGGCCCCATCTTGAGTAACGCTATTAGAATAAACTTCACTATAATTATGTTTTCCTTTATGTGATAAGTTTTTTGTTAGAGCAATATATTGTAGTTTATCATCTAATAATTTTAATATTTCAACATCACGAAAATTATATTGAATAAATTTATGAATATCAGTTTCAAATAATTGATCTAAATTACCTTCATACTCTACTTTACCTATACCTGTGTATTTTTCTCCAATAGCGTCTAATTTCCAACTAGGTTCATCTTTCCAACTATATTTTTTATGTAAACGAATATAATCTAAAGACTCAATACCTACTATTTCTACAAATTGATTTCGTTTATACCAATAATCATTATTTTTCTTACAATTTACTTTACCAATTGGAGATAAATGTTTTGCAAATTCTTCACCTATAGTATTACACATTCTATAATACAAATAGGGGATATCAAAAAAATCACTATTATAACCAATTAAAATATCTGGGTCTATATCTCTAATATTTTCAATAAATTTAGCTAGTAATTCATTTTCTGTTTTACAAGGTATAATTTCTTTATTTTTAGCTTTAGTATGTTTTAACTGTCCAACTTTATCTAAAATTAAAATATGCCATGTATCAGGGGTTTTATCCCACCAAGCAATTGAAGTAATAGGCATAGGAGCATCAGCAATATAATCTTCAGTTAAAGCCCCTCCAATTTCACACTCTATATCAAAAAATACTTCTCTATGTCCTGTAGAAGGGGTATCATTAATACCATACCTTTCAATAAGATATTTTTGATAAGGCTTCATATCATGAAAATGAATATTAGCAGTATCTTTTCTCCAATTATAGGTTTTAGCTAATTTTTCTCCATTAATTCCAATATGCTTACCTTCAGGATGTTCTATATATGCAGGATTACTCCATTCAATTTCATCATAACCTCCTTCGTCCCATAAATGAATTTTGAATTTATTTTTACCTAAATTTGTAGCATAACATTTTTTATACATTAAATAAGAGCATTTGGTTTATGAAACTTTATCAACTCATCATCTGTAAAGAATTTATATAAATCAGGTTTAAAATAATTAATTGATTTCATTACTTTTCTGTCTCGTGATCTATATACAATATACCTTCCTTCATCAATTTTTTCATAATGACAGGCCTCACCTTGTTCCTTACTTCTTTGGCTGACGGTTTGTATGGCTTCTTCTTCAGTTTTACAAGCTTTTGACATATTGCTTGCTTGTACTTCTTGATAGGCTGGCCATATCTTATCTTTAAGGCCGTGTAGCATAACACCGTTCCCAATGGAAACATAAGTAATGTCGCACAAAGCGTCCAAAACTTCCACAATGTCGCCTCGTTGGCAAGCTTCTCTATACTCCTCAAGTTCTTCGAGGACAAAATCATAGACGAATTTCCATTCTTTCTCGTCCGGAATTGTAGGTTCATAATTATTAGGTTTATTAAATGTAGCATTAAATACTTCTACTTCATCTACAAAAGGTACACTAGGAGGTGTATCCTTATAATCATTTAGTGCATCAAATATAGTTAATTGTTTACTCATTATCTTTTATTTTTTTCCACCAAGATGTTTTAGCTCCACCTGGCATAGTTAGACCACCAATATAATGAGAATCTCTCAGATGCTCAACCTTTTTTAAATAATCAGGTATAGCTTCTGAATCTTCTCTTTCCCATGGATATACTATCCATTGGTCACCTACTTCTTTAGCGTAAATGCAATCCTTAAACTTTGATGTAGGTTTATTATGTAACACAGCCCAATAAGCACCCGGTGCTTTACTTAAAGTATGTCCTGTGTCATTAATATCATCTACAACTAAAGTATTTTTACCTGGGTGTAATACAAAAGGTAAATTTAATTCGTGTGAAATTAATACTGCTGGGATTAAACCTCCTCTCGGTAATCCCATTACTGAATCTATGTTTGGGTAATCCATAAAGATTTTATAACATAGTATTTTTACACATTCGTGTATTTCAGACCATTCTAAATAAACTTTATTACTCATTAAGATATATGAATTAAACTTGACCATGTTTCATGAGAAACATCAGGACAAAACTTACTATTTGGATGTAGAATAACTGAAATAGCATCATGTGAATGTAATGATTCCTGATGTGAACATATTACTCTAAAATCCTTTATTCTTTTATCTGCAATTAATTGCTCATATAACAATCTAGCAGCATCTTCTACAAACTTAAGATAAGATCCATTTAATTCAGCAAATGCCATTTCATCTTCTCTTTTAACTACTACTTGAGTTTCTGTATTAAGAGCTTTATCACACATTTCTTGTAATTCTTCTATCCAAACCATTTCATCAAATTCAATTGAAATTCTTGCAACTGATCTTTGTGAATGAGATACTGTTGCCTTATTTCTATATTTTCTAGCATATTCAGCTAGTTCATAAGAACAAGGACAAGCTGATGAGTAAACAAAATCAAAATGGATATATTTTTTTAATTCACCTTCTTTATTTAAATCACCTTCTAAAGTAACATTATAATATTGGTAACCTTCATTCTCAGATCTTAGTGATTTTTTAATTATAGGATATGAAAATTTAAGTGCAATTTTAGAATCAAATGTATTTAATTTATCCTTATAAGCATATAAAATATCTTTTAATTTATCTATACTAAAAGTATCATTTCTAAATTCATAAAATGATCTCATAATACGAGACATATTTATTCCTTTTTTATGCGCCTCTAAAGATACTGTACCTGTTACTTTAGTTTCTAATTCAATATCTCCATTATCTCTAGTACTATATTTTAAAGGTAACCTAAAGTTATGAATACCCACTTGTTGAATTTCAACTGGGGAACCTTGAATTAGAGATGATGGACCGTTTTGTAAGTCAGGGAAAGTTTCAATATCCTCTTTAGTAGGTTTATAATTAGAATCATAATCTCTATTTGGTTCATTATATTTAACCGAATGTTCATTTTGTTCCGGTTCTTTGTAGGAATCTACATCTCCTACCCATTCATATTTTTTTTCAAATTTACTCATTTTTTAAATACTTTTTTAATTTATCTATTAATACTAATACCTCATCTGGCTCCATAGTTATGGCGCAGCAGACTCCTACATTCTCTTCTATTTCTTCTAAAATTTCTAATGCTTCTTCTCTAGACACATCTTTCAGTGTTAAATGCCATAATATGAGAACGTCCTGTAAAACGCCATCCCTTATCTCTGACAAAATTCATAACTATAGGGTAAGATTCCATTAATGACTCTCTATCATCACCAGCAGGCATTGCCCATATTTTTTCTGCTGGTATTCCTAATTTTTCAATCATTTCATCTACTTCAGGAATCATAGATAATTCTTTATCTATTACTGGTTTGATATGATAATCGGAATGATACTCAATAGATTGTTTAATGGCTTCTAAATTCATTCTTTTTGAATTATGTTTCTTAACCATCTTTTCGTCTACAACAGCACCTTGAGGAGTTATAGCTCCCACCACTGGTATACTGTTGCTAAACTTAGGACTAATAGATAGCAAATTAATAGGATAATCGGTAGGAAGGAAATGGGATCCTTCTGTTTCAATTGTAATAAAAATTTCTCTATCTTTCGCAAAGTGTGTAAGTTCATTTACTAAAGCAGGATGCATTGTAGGAGAACCTCCTGTTAACATCATTTCTTTAATATGAGGATGAGCATCATACATGTCTATAATATCTTGGAAACAAAAAGTACCTTTTTCTGGGTGGATACTTGTATACCAAGAATCACACCATCCTCCTTCTCCAAAATAACATCTATGTGTGCATCCCGAAGTTCTTACAACTATTGTTGGATAACCTTGTCTTGAACCTTCTGATTGTACTGCGGTGTAAAGTTCTAACACCCCTAGAGTCTTTTGATAGTCCTCTATTCTTTTTAATTGTTTGTGCATATTGTTAATTTTTTAAAGTGGTTTTTCATTCACTATATAAAACTTATTCTACGTAACAAGCGGCATTTTTACCATGTTCCATAAATTTAACTTTGGTAACTCTAACTCTACCCTCAGTTTCTTCATCAACAAACTTGTTAAGCTTGTTATAAATATATTCAGCAAATTTCTCTGCGCCAGTAGCTGGTATTACTCTTACTTGTGCTACACCTGCTTCTTCCATATTTTTAAAAGCATTAAGATGTGGATCATCTTCTGCTACCACTAAAGTATGGTCAAACATATAATCCATCCATTCCTTAGGTGATTTGCCATCAATTTTAGTTTTGGCTCTTTTCATACCTCCAAAATCCCAAACCCAATTTC